GCTGCTGCGCTCTCGGTGCTGGCCCACCTTGCCACTTAAGGCTGAAAACGCATGAGCTTGCGGGCTCAAGGTTGCATTGTCGCAGCGGGCCAGCACATTGACAAGCGGAATTGTTTGGACGGGTCAAGCCCTCCGCGACCAAAAAATCATCCGTGGCTACAACCCCAGCGCATCCCACGCGTTCGTCACGGCCTCGGTCGAGCTGACCGGCTTGCCGTTGGGCACACGCACACCGGCCGCTACATGCCCGGGGCGCAGCGGCTGCGGTGCGGCTGGCACGGTCGGCATGGCTGGCGCCGGCGTGTAGGTGTCGTACATCATCAGCACGGCGGCCTTCCACTGGTTGGGCCGGTAGGTCGTGACGAACGCCTGCAGCCGCGCCGGGTCGGCGAAATACTGGCGGATGTGATCGACCTTGGCCTGGTGGCCCGGGGTCGCGGCGCGCGCGGCCAGCGTGGCGTCCATCTCCTTCGCCGCAGCCTGCACCGTCTGCTGGTACTGCTGCATGTCCCGGCTGGCGGCGGTCGCCTGCGATGCCTGGGCCGCCGTGTTGCGCAGGCGCACGATCTCCAGCGCATCCTCGCGCGAGAGCGTCATGCCCTCGACCTTGGATTTCAGATCGGGATGCGCGGCCAGCACATCGACCCCGGGCGCGTCCACGCCAAGGCGGGTCGCCAGATCGGCGCGCAGGCCGTCGAGCTGCTCCAGCGCCTGCTGCAGCTCCTTCGGGTCGCTCGACTTGTACAGCCGGCCCATGGCCAGCATGCCCTGGAACTCGTCGGGCTGCAGGCCACTCTGGGCCACCAGCTCGCGCACGCCGGTAAGGGCCGTCTCAGCCTCGGTCGCGCGGCGCTCCAGCTCGGGCACCAGCTTCGCCTGATCGGCCAGGGCGGTCCAGCGGGTTTTGCTGCGCTCGTTGATGCCCTCGGGCGGCGTCAGGTCCAGCGCCTTGGGGTCGGCTGGCGGTGTCGGCTTGGCGGGATCGGGCTTCGCCGCGGGGTCCGGCGTCGGCGCCACGTCCTTGCCGATCGTGTCCAGCAGCGCGTTGATCTTGGACTCGCTGTCGGGATCAGCGGCCTTGATGGTGGAGGCGTCGGGCGCCGGGGCTGGCGGGGCCGGGGCTGGATCCGCAGGTTCCGGGTGGTTGGCCAGGGGCGCGGCGGGCGGCGGGTCGGCGTCAGGGGCCGTGGCCGGGCCGGTGCCGGTGTCACCGGGCTCGGGGTTCTGGTAGCGGTAGCGTTTGAGTTTCATGGGGCCTCAGCAGGGTTGAGGGGTTCAGACGGGAGCGGCGGCAGGTTGTGTGCGCTGGTACAGCCGCTCCTTCAACTCGTAGCCCATCAGCGGCCAGATCTTCGTGACCGCGTTGGCGTGGGCGATCTTGCGCCCCAGTTCGGCGTCGAAGTTCTCCGGGCTGGCGCATGCCGACTCGCCGGTGACGGTGAAGCCGTTGCGCAGGACGAGGACGCAGAAGGTCAGCAGGTTCAGTGCCGGATCGGTTGGAATGCCGGCTTTCTCACGCACGCTCACCCCAGTAATGCCGTCGCTGGCCGTGAAGTAGTGCTCGCTCGCGATGTTCGCCTTGATGTCGGCGGGCGTGACTCGCGGGGCGGTCAGGCCCTTGGCGACGATTTCTTGCTCAATGGCGTTGTCGTCGGTGCGCGGGGATTCGATTCGTTCCATGTGGTTCCTCTACTGCAGGGTGGTTAATGGGGCTGCACCGGGTACGCCACCCGGCAAGGGCATTTCCGGCATCACGCCGGGAATCTGGGGCATGGTCGGCATCGGCGCCGGCTTCGGGGGCATGGGCGGCAGGAACCGCTCCACGTCCAGCGTCTCATCGAACCGGGCGGCCGTCTCCTCCAGCAGCTCGCGCTCCGGCGAGCTGTCGCCCCCGGCTGCGTCAATCTGGCGGATGGTCATGATCATTTGCTGCAGCAGCGGCAGGGCCTTGGTCCAGACCTCCTGCTGCTGCAGCTTGTTCGGCGCGGACGTGGAGCCGGCGCGGATCTTCATCTGGATCAGCGAAAACACCGACTCCGGCGCGCGCTGCTCGGGCCACTCGAAGGACGGCTCGGGCGGCTCCATCAGGTCGTCGGCGTCGTCCGGAGCCTCCGGCATGCCCATGATGGTCTGCACCTGCTGCGGCGTCATGGCCAGCAGGCAAAGCTCGGAGGAATACTGCGCGATCTCGGTCAGCCAGTCCTCGATCTGGTCGCGGAACTCCGACACGCGGGCGGCCAGCGCCTGGTCGGAGATGCTGGCCTCGGTGGCGGTCTTCGGGGTCGTGACGATGGATCGCGCGGCGTCCTGCAGGCCGGAGACCAGCTCCCAGTCGTTCTGGATCGGGCTGGTGTCGTAGACCATCGGGTCGATGCGAAGCTGCGTGCCTTCCATGACGTTGTCGGAGAGCTTGCCGCCCTGCGTGTCCACGACGACGATTTCCCCGATCTCCGGATGCAGCCGGGTCGTGATGTCCTTGTCCTTCACGTCCGCCGAGACGATCTTGTGCGGGCGGATCTGCCGGCGCACCTCGGCGAACTTGTCGCGCGTCTCGTTGTGCTCCTGCTGCAGCTTCTCCAGCACATCGACCAGCGACTGGCTGACGAACTCGCCATCGGTTGATGCGAACGGCAGCAGGAAGTACGGCCACCAGCGTTCCCCGGCGTACTGCGGCTGGTACGGCGCGCGGGCGAAGCGGGTCTTGACGCCATCGATCAGCGTGTAGATCGTGTTGTCCGTCTTGTTCCAGACCTCGTAGACCAGCACCATCGGATCGTCGGCGGTCTGCGCGTTGGGCGAGTAGAGGCGATCCTTCTCGGCATCCTTGTCGATCTCGCCTACCTTGAACGTGGTCGCGTTGTCCAGGTCGTTGCCGCGCTCGGTCTTCAGGTCCGGGAACATGCCCAGCGCAACCGACTTGCGCATCGGGATCTTCTCGACCATGTAGCCGGCCTCGCAGTAGTCCCAGATGTCCTCGATCGCCGGGTCCACCAGCAGCCGATCGGTGCGCACGCGATCAATCACCAGCCCCTCGGCTGCGACGACTTCCTTCTGCGCCTCCAGGGCGACGATTGCCTGCTCCAGCTCGCGCTTCTTGGCCTCCAGGTCGGTGCACTGCATCGGGTCCTCGACCTGGGCGATCAGCGCCTCGATGCTCACCACGTTGTCCTGCGCGTCCTGAATGCGCTGACGGATCACCGGATCGGTGCGGATGTCGCGCTGGTACTGCACCTTCACGATGCCATAGCTGCAGGTCATGGCGGCGCGCACCGTGCGCTTGGCCTTTTGCTTGAGGCCGGCATCCTCCAGCATCGTCTGCGTGACCGTCTCCACGGTGCGGCAGAACAGCGCCAGGTCGCGGTCCTTGTTGGTCGGCGTGCCGCTCATCTGCGGGTTCTTGGCGTACACCTTGGCCAGCACGACGCTGATCGTGGACTGGATCAGGTTGGCGCGGTGCTTGTTGTAGGCCGCCTGCTCCGGCTCGGCGCTGTCGTCGATCCCGCGCACGACCTTGCGGTTGTGGCGGATGCGGCGGTGGAATTTGCCCCAGTGGCGCTCTGCGGCCTTGATCTTCTTGAGCCACGATTCGACCAGCGGGTCGTCTTTGCCGACCGTCTCGGCCAGGTTCGCGGACACGATGCCGGGTGCGTCCGGCTGGGCGGGTTCGTTCATCGGGTGATCCTCTCGACGCGGTGGCGTCCGTCGGGCAGCACAATAGCCCCGCCAGCGTCGGCGTCGCCAGAAAGTGATCCGTCCGCCTCTGGCGGGTTGCTGGTGCGGCGCATTAATCCGGCCTTGAGGGAATCCCACGCGTGGTCTTCCTCGTCCGTCGCCACGTCGTCCGGCTCATCCGGGTCCGGGTTGAGGGTCGGCACGGTGCGGATGGTGTGCACGCAGGTCTCGAAGATCGCCAGTTGATCCTCCTCCAGCGTCTGCTTGATCAGCATGGCGCCTGCCTTGCGCGAGCCCGGACCGGCCCACCACGGGCGGAACTTGAGTCCGGCCTTGCGGAAGGTCTGGGCGTGCGTGATCTGCGTGCCGTACTGGCTGCCACCGCGGGCGAACAGGTCCGGCCCGGTGATCCGCAGGCTGATGTCGTAGCCGACGCGCTCGTCGTGGGCTTCGCGGGCGACGATGCGCTGCGCCACTTTGTCCGGCGTCTCCTTGGTGCCGGTGTTGGGGATTGGCTTGCCGTCGTCGCCCGTGGCGATGCCGTACAGCTCGCGCCAGACGTAGGTCTTCCCTTCCGGGTCCTTGGCGAACCACAGCGCGCAGTAGGGCTTGGCATAGCCCCAATCCAGCGCCATCCAGACGTTCCAGTGCGCCGGGATCGGGAAGGGCTTGACGACGTGGCGGCGCGCATCCCAGGCATCGGCCAGAAACGCTCCGATGTTGATGTCCCACGAGCCGTAGCGCCAGGCCTTCTTTCTGTTCGGGTCCTTGATGCCGTCCAGGCTGGCCAGGTACTGCGGATCGTGCGCGAGCAGCGTCAGGTTCTCGGACACGTCGGAGTGCACGTAGCAACGCTCCCGCCCGTTCGGGTCGCGGATGATGTCGCCGGGCGCCGCCTCGCCGATCTTGAACCGGGCCTTGACCTCCGCGTGACCTCGCCCGTAGGGGTTGGTCGTCGCCCGGATCATGCGCGGCATGCCGGGGTGGCTGGACCGGCAGCAGCTGTGCATCATCTCGTAGAAGGCCAGTGATCGCCAGTTGGTCAGTTCCTCGAACCCGATCCATGGGTATTCGCTGCCGTGGTAGTCCCAGTAATCGTCCTCCTTGATGCCGGAGCGAAGCAGCAGCTCCTCGCCGCCCGGGAATTTCCAGGTGTAGGTCGATTCATTGAACCGCGCGCCCGGCCAGAACAGGCGAAACCATGCCTTGGACTTGGCGGCCACGTCGGCCAGCTGCGGGTAGGTCTCCCGGAATAGCACGCCGCGCCAGGCCTGCCCGAATCCGACGCCGACGTATTGGGCGAAGGACATCAGCAGCGCCGCCGTTTTTCCGCCGCCGCGGGTGCCCTCCAGCAAGCACTCGAACACCGGGCAGGCCAGAAACTGGACTTGGCTGCCGGCGTGGGGGGACCAGACGGCGGTCATTTGCCCTGCACCAGCCTTTTCCAAGCATCCTTATCCTCGATCACCCCGGGTACGACCAGCACGCCAGACGGGGCCTCAGCATCACCGGCCGGCGCCGATGGCAGCATGCGCTCCTTGTTCGCCGCCAGCAGGTTGGAGGCCGGCACCAGCGCGTCATTGCCCAGCTTGGTTAGCAGCGAGACACCCTTCATGGCCGACAGCGATTCCTCCGACAGCGGGTCGGCGTCGTCCACCTTGTTGACCTCGGCATTGGCCAGGGCGTGCAGGCGATGCGCGGTGCGGGCACCAAGCTCGGCGGCACTGGCATAGCTGCTGCTGATCGAGCGCAGCTTGTCGGCTAGGTCGATGGCGACGGGGCGCTGGGCCGGCGTCAAGGCCTGCAACGCCACCTGCGCCTCTGCCAGCTTTTCGGCTGCGCTGCGTACTTGCGTACTCTGCGTACTAAGGTTTTGGTGCGCACCGTACCTTTTGCGGATTGCCCCCTCCGACACGCCGAACTCTCGCCCGAGCGATCTGGCGGTT